TTGTGTGTATTCTGATGGAGATAGTTGGGTATCTGGTGCCAAAATAGAGAACCTCGCGGATGTTTCATCCAATATTACATCTCAGGTAGCCGCAGCCCAATCCGATTCCAAGGGTGATATCCGAAACAGTATTGGTCTTCTGTGGAATTCGGAGACGGGAGTGTTCGAAACCGCAGAGTCGGGAATCCAAACTCGGGTAACGGTTCCGTTCCGAATCGAGTCAGATGTTCCAATTGTAGCAGGAGATGAAAAAATCCTCAGAACAATTCCGTTTGAGTCAGAAATCGATTCTTGTACATTGTTTATTCCTGAAGGTGTTGCATCCGGTAGTGTTGTAATTGGTTTGGATAAATACGACCCCGGTGCTAGTTATCCGACAGCAGCAGCAAAGACCGATATGATTGGGACTTTGCCAACTAACAATTTCAGTGTCACTACATCTGGCAATACCTATTATAGTGGCTTGACCTATGGGGATATGCGGAATGCAGCGGCTACTTGGGATGATCCGGGACTTTCTGCTGGATCGATTTTATCTATCAATGTAACTGCGAATACAGCCAATGTCAATACAATTATTGGTGACATTGTTTTGGTAAGATTGTCTTGACGAACCCCCAGTTGTCTGGTATAGTTCTATTATGTTATGGAGAAGATCATTATGACACCGACGCTGTTGTTCTATCGAACACATCCCAATGCAATTCCCCCAAAAATCAGCACATCTCTCGCCGCCTGCTATGATTTGTCAGCACACCTGATCGGGGAAGACATAGTGGGATCAAGACCTCTACGAGAAGTCACGATCTTCGATTCGCACAACAATCAGACTACAACTACAGCACACCAGAAAGCGATTGGTGGTTGTGAGTTTTCTCCCTTGCGTGTGGTGATTCCACCGTTCCATCGTGCTATCATTCCGACAGGGATCATCTTCGACATCCCAGCAGGTCACTCGGTTCGTATTCATCCCCGGTCTGGTCTTGCGATCAAGAAGGGACTCGTACTTGCGAACTGTGAAGGTGTGGTGGACGAGGACTATATCAACGAAGTCAAACTACTAATGATCAACCTGAGCAACGAGGACATCATTATAGAACATGGTGACCGACTTGCACAGGCAGAACTGATAGAAACTATAGATCACGCTTTACTCGAAACCAATATACAACCCATTCAAAAGACAGACCGGATTGGCGGTCTGGGAAGCACAGGAGTCGCACAACAATGAACAACACCAAAGACCTACTAAACCACCACAAGGATCTCTGCAAAACCGCACGGGATCTGATGGCAATCAAGAATCACGACTATGCTGGGAGCAAGGGAGATACTCCTTGGATGAACTTCCAGCGATCAGAGCAAATGGGTATCTGCTCTACCGAGCAGGCGTTCTTGGTACGGATCACAGACAAGATTTCTCGACTCGTCACGTTCACCAACAATGGCGTTCTGCTTGTGAAGGACGAAGGAGTAGAGGACTCCATTATCGACCTCATCAATTATCTGGTCCTTTTCTCCGCCTTCCTGAATAACAAGAAATCGAAAGCATCAGCCGACACTGATGATGATTATGGGGTTCACAATACCGAAGAGCCAGGGTATAATGAACACAATGATCGTATCGAACAAATGGAACTATTCCCAGCCGGAACTATCTGATCAATGACACAACGGTTCTACACCAACGTATGCGTGAGAGGCAACAAGATCCTCTATCGTGGATATGAAAACAATGGAAAACGAAAGCAGTTCCGGGTGGACTATAACCCGACTCTGTTCGTCCCATCTAATGGTAGAAGCGAATGGAGATCGCTCGACGGTGTATACCTAGACAAGATCAAACCGGGATCGATCCATGACACTCGGGAGTTCATTCAAGACTATAAGGGTGTGTCGGGGTTCCGTATCTACGGGGACATTGATGCTGAGTACCAATTCCTTGCGGAAGCATTTCCGGGTGAGGTAGAGTACGACAGCAAGCACATCAAGATAGCAACCATCGACATTGAGACAACATCCGAACGAGGGTTCCCCAATTCAGACAATCCTACTGAGAAGATTATCGCCATCACGGTTCGTGTGAATGATGATGTCTGGTCCTTCGGACTTGGGGAATTCTCTATTGATGGACAGGAGTGCTACTCCTATGAGAACGAAGAGGATCTTCTCAACTCCTTCCTTGACTTCTGGTACGAACTAGACCCGGACATTGTGACCGGATGGAACGTGAGGTTCTTCGACATCCCGTACTTACACAACCGCATCGTGTACCTGTTGGGTGAGAAGGATGCCAAGCGTCTGAGTCCGTGGAAGGTCACAAAGGATCGCAAGGTCAAGAAGATGAACCGGGATTATGTGACCGTCCTCTTGTACGGCATCGAGGTACTAGACTATCTGGACTTGTACCAGACGTTCACCTACGAGAACCAAGAGAGTTACCGACTGGACCACATCGCTTACGTCGAACTAGGTGAGCGGAAGATGTCGTATGACGAGTACGAGAACATCAACGAGTTTCATAAGAATGACTTCCAGAAGTTTATGGAGTACAACGTCAAGGACGTAGAGTTGGTGCATCGTCTGGAGGAGAAGATGCGTCTGGTTGAACTGGCGATCTCGCTTGCCTACTCTGCAAAGGTCAACTTCCTCGATGTGTTCGGACAAGTCAAAATGTGGGACGCAATCATTTACAACTACCTCACCGAACACAACATCGCAATCCCACCTCGCAAGGGTGGACGAAAGATGGAACGGTACGAGGGTGCTTTCGTAAAAGAACCACAGACCGGGATGCATGACTGGGTAGTGTCGTTCGACCTAAACAGTCTATACCCACATCTCATTATGCAGTATAACATCTCACCCGAAACCAAGATCGAGACAAATGAGGATTCCCGTTTTGGTGTGGGTGTGTATAGGATATTGAGTGGAGAGTGCGAGGACAAGATCGAAGCACTAACAGGGATGGACTACTCTGTCTGCGCCAATGGCATCTGCTTCACACGAAAGCATATGGGATTCCTTCCATCGCTGATGGAGAAATTATACGTCGAGCGAAGTGCTGCCAAGAAGAAAATGCTTGAGTGTCAGCAGAGACAACAAGACGAGGGGACCGGGAAGTTCATCGAGAATGAGATTGCCAAGTATAAGAACCAACAACTCGTTCGTAAGGTACAACTCAACTCAGCCTACGGTGCAATCGGGAACCAGTACTTCCGCTACTACGATGTAGATATGGCAGAGGCAATTACAATGTCTGGGCAACTTAGCATCCGGTGGATCGAGAAAGAACTGAACGAGTTCTTTGGTAAGATACTAGGAACAGAGGATTATGATTATGTTGTCGCTATTGATACAGATTCTGTTTATCTTCGTCTTGGGACGCTTGTGGATAAAATGGTTCCCACCGCCCCCAAGCAGGAGGTGGTGGATTTCCTCGACAAATCCTGCGAAGAGATCGTCCAACCGATCATCGACAAGTCATACACAAAACTCGCGGGATTTATGAATGCTTACCAACAGAAGATGCAAATGGGTCGGGAGGTCATCGCGGACAAGGGCATCTGGACTGCCAAGAAAAGGTACATCCTCAACGTCCTAGACAGCGAAGGCGTTCGGTTCGCAGAACCTTACATCAAGGTGATGGGTATTGAGACTGTTCGGTCCAGCACCCCAGAGGTAGTACGCAAGGAACTCAAGGAGGCGATCCGACTCATCATCAATACCGACGAGGATACGATCATCCAATTCATCGACGCAGCAAAGGAAAGATTCTACGCTCTCCCACCAGAGGCAGTGTCGTTTCCTCGTAGCGTTCGTAACCTAGACAAGTATAGCGACCCAACCACCACATATGGATCGGGTTGCCCAATCGCCGTCAAAGGATCCCTGATCTATAATAGACAAATCAAGGACCGAGGACTAAATAAGAAGTACACCAAGATCGTGAGTGGCGACAAGGTGAAGTTCGCATATCTAAAGATGCCTAACCCGCTCAAGGAGAAGGTCATCGCATTCCCCAACACACTCCCACGGGAACTTGAACTGGATGAATACGTTGACTACGACTTGCAGTTTGAGAAGGCATTCGTTGACCCCCTCAAAACAATCCTAGATTCCATCGGTTGGAACCACGAAGAGGTCAGCACACTGGAAGGGTTGTTCGGATAGAACAACAGAGGTACAAATAATGAGTTTTCTAAATTCGATCATCAAAGATTCTGGGAATGAATACGCCAGCATCGTGTCAGATGGAGTCGAGGGCAGCGATGTCACTGGGTTCGTAGACACTGGCAGTCTCATCTTCAACGGTCTTTTGTCTGGTTCTCTCTACGGGGGCATTGCAGATAACAAGATCATCGCACTCGCGGGAGAGTCAGCCACAGGCAAGACTTACTTCGCGTTGGGCATCTGCTCAGAGTTCCTACAACAGAACGACGAAGGAGTGGTTCTCTACTTCGACTCAGAGGCAGCGGTCACTTCCGATATGATACAAGAACGTGGCATCGATCCTTCACGGGTAGCAGTGTTCCCCATCTCAACCGTCGAAGAGTTCCGGCATCAATGCATCCAGATCGTAGACAAGGTTCTGGAAATGCCTGAGAAGGATCGTAAGCCTATGATCATCGTCCTCGACTCACTGGGAATGCTCAGTACCACGAAGGAGATGACCGACACCGCAGAGGGTAAGCAGGTTAGAGATATGACTCGCGCCCAAGCGGTGAAGTCAACATTCCGAGTTCTCACTCTCAAGTTAGGAAAGGCTCACATTCCCCTAATTATGACAAACCACACATACGCAGTCGTGGGTGCTTACGTTCCAATGAAAGAAATGGGTGGGGGAAGCGGACTCAAGTACGCAGCGTCCACCATTGTCTACTTGTCGAAGAAGAAGGACAAAGAAGGAACTGACATCGTGGGCAACATCATCAAGTGTAAGTTGTTCAAAGGAAGACTCACGCGAGAGAACAAGCAGGTCGAAGTCAAACTCCACTACGACAAGGGACTCGATAAACATTACGGTCTGGTCGATCTTGGAATCCGACAGGGTGTGTTCGAGAAGGCAGGCCCGCGCGTACAACTCCCTGATGGTCGTAAGGTATATGAGAAGCATATGTATGAAGACCCCGAGAAGTATTTTACCGAAGAGATTCTAACCCAATTAGAAGAGGCAGCATCAAATGAGTTCAAGTATGGAAGCACAAGCACCGAAGTACCAGTACACACAGAACCCGAACAATGAACATGGAGCGATTCATATCACCGAGGGACACTATAAGGATCTAGTGTACTCCTATGGGATGATCTCGTTCTCGAAGGACACCGACAACCCATCGGTCAACTTCACTTACGACATTATCGACAACCCCAATTCAGTCGCCCAAGATCAGACCCTCACGGACTTGATGGGACGAGTGCTTACGGATATCATTGAGAAGAACGCAGAAGAGGTACGGAATCTTGGAACGAATCGAACAAACAATACTAACCAATCTGGTGAAGGATGATGAGTACACCCGCCGTGTCCTACCATTCCTAAAGGATGATTATTTCTCGGATCGTTCCGAACGACGAGTGTTCTCGCAGATTGAATCTTTCGTAGGGAAGTACAACAACCTACCAACCAAAGAAGCATTGATGATTGGACTGGAGGAGATGGGATCTCTCACCGAATCCGAGTACAAGGAATGCAAAGAAACCATCGTGGGGATAATGGACGAGGAAGAATCGTCTGACTCAAAATGGTTGATGGACATGACTGAGCAGTGGTGTAAGGATCGTTCAATCTATAACGCCATTCTTGAGAGCATTTCTATTATTGATGGGAAGTCGAAGACCAGCAAGAATCATCTACCGAAACTTCTACAAGATGCTCTGTCGGTTTCGTTTGATGTCAGTGTGGGTCACGACTACATCGAGGATGCCGAAGAACGATTTGACTTCTACCACAAGAAGGAAGACAAGATATCTTTTGATCTAGACTTCTTCAACAAGATCACCAACGGGGGGATCCCGTCCAAGACTCTCAGTATCGTGATGGCGGGAACTGGCGTAGGCAAGTCTCTGTTTATGTGTCACCACGCAGCGAACTGCTTGTCTCAAAGCAAGAATGTCCTGTACATCACCTGCGAGATGGCAGAGGAACGGATCGCAGAACGCATCGACGCAAATCTGATGGATGTCACGATGGACGAACTCAAAGCACTCCCCAAGGATGCCTACGACAAGAAGATCGCACGGGTGTCCAATGGGATATCGGGGAAGTTGATTGTCAAGGAATATCCCACGGCAACAGCGAACGTCAACCACTTCCGTGCGTTGATGGAGGAACTGAAACTCAAGAAGAACTTCGTTCCTGACATCATCTTCATAGATTACCTCAATATTTGTGCAGCAGCGAGATACAAGAACGGTGCCAACGTGAACTCCTATATGTATGTCAAGGCAATCGCAGAGGAACTGCGGGGGTTCGCGGTGGAGTATGATGTTCCAATCTTCTCTGCAACCCAGACTAACCGAACGGGGTTCACTAGCACAGACGTAGGACTAGAGGACACATCCGAATCGTTCGGACTTCCGGCCACAGCCGACTTTATGTTCGCGGTGATAGCGACAGAAGAACTAGATACTATGAATCAGGTGCTTGTGAAGCAACTGAAGAATAGGTACAATGATCCCGCAACCAATCGCAAGTTTGTGATAGGGATCAATAGAGCAAAGATGAAGTTGTACGATGTAGGACCAAATGAACAACAGGACTTAGTTTGTTCTGGTCAAGTCTCCGGTGACGTAACCGAAGTCAAGTACAGCCCAGAAGAGAAGTTTTCAGATTGGAAGATCTAGGAGAAAGACTATGACTGATCCACGACGGAATCTAGATGATGAGTTCGATTCAGAACTCGAAAGAAAAATCAACCAAGAGGAACCTACCATCCTCAACGACGAAGATGAGGAAGAACTTCGTGAATGGCGTGAGTGGGCAATGTCCTACGAAAACGAAGATGGTGATGTGATCGACTGATCCCCCATATTTTTATTATGAGCATATTGACTGATAAGAAGTACATCAATCTTCTGTCTTCCAAACTCAGGAACTTCAAATGGAAGAAAGAAGACAGTGCCAACTGT